TCTTAGTGAGATTGATGATGATGAGGAGTTTGAAGAGTTTTTCCAGATTGTTCCAGTGTACATTCATGACATCGTCCGTGCTGCAGTATTGCGCCGGAAGGAGTTAAAGAAAAACGCTGAGAACCTGTTGAGACTTGGTTCTAAGAGTTGGAGAGATATTGTGAAACAAATGTATGATAGTATTCCGAGATGGTTTAAGGCTATTGTGATGGCATTCACTATGGGTGGAGCAATCTACCTTGGTGTTGCAGGCTTGAAGAAGATCTTTGGTTTGATGGCACCTAGTCCAACTAGTGTGCCTATTCCAAGGGCTTCTGTTGTTGCTACTCCTGAATATGCGAATGTTATGGCTCCTGCGATTAGTGTTCCGTTGAAGCGAACGCCTTTGGCTGTTCCTTTGGCTGAGTATGCTAATGAGTTAGCTCCGGCGATCAATATTGAGGTGAAGAGAGCCCAAGTGGTTCCACCACCTCAGTACGCAAAAGAGTTAGCTCCTGGCTTGACGGTTGCGCTTAAACCGGCTAGTGTTGTTCCTGTTCCACAGTATGCGAATGAAGTTGCCCCCTCGTTGACAGTTCCTGTAAAACCGGCGTTTGTGGTCCCTGTTGCTGAGATCAGTATTCCTGAGCTCGTGGCAGGTCAACCCAAAGTTGATGTCCAAGAGGCGGATGAGAGGATTCTAGTTAGTTATGAAGAGAATCCTAGAGCTAGAGCATGTGAGATTGGTACTAAGGTTACGATGGAGTCACAAGCCCAGTTGCAGAGCACTATGAAGCTTTACAAGTATAACAAGTGTGGTAAGATTAGACAGACAGTTGCGGGATTTTCCTTGCACTTTATGTTTCTTGACAACCAGACTATCTTGTGCAACAGGCACTTCTTTACGTGTCACGGTGGTGTAGCGGAAGACGCACCCATTGAGATATATTGGAAGACCCCGGAAGGAGTGACAATGTATTCTTTCAACTATAAGTCTAAGTCTGCGCATCCTGTTCCAGAGACTGACGTTGCTGTATATGTGCTACCCCAAGCACTATCTGGCGTGCGTTCTAACTGGAGTTTGATTGCCACAGAGGCTGAATTGATGGGAGTATATCCGGATATTGGTGTGTTGATTACCCATGATGATGAGATGGACTATTTCCCTCAAAAGTTGACACGAGTTGTGCGACGTCTTGCTGGCAGGACATTGAACACTTATATCAATTTAGATGGAACGTGTGATACTACTAATGCTACAACGATTTATCTTGATGGTTTTGGTTACTCATCTGCTACTGCTGGTGGTTATTGTGGTTCGTTACTCATGTTGCCGAATGCTGGTGGAAAGATTTTTGGAATCCATAGTGCATGTGTTACTAATGGTAAGGATGCAGGGAATGGTGTGGCCTCTTATGTGAGCAAGGAGATGCTTCAAGCAGCTCTTTTGAACCATGAGAGTATTATGCCCCCCTACAGGAGTGTGGAAAGTCTACCTGCCCCAGTTTTTGAAGCTCGTGACAATGCTGTCGCTGTTGTGCTCAAACTGGAAATGGGAGTGTGGGCGCCTATGATAGATGTGACCCCCTACGGTTTACCCGTAGTGGATGTTGTCAATCCAACTAAGGCGACCACCGGTACTATGTTTACTAGTTACAAGAAGAGTCCAATGAATCGATTTTTCCCCTGCGAACCATTTCGTGTTCAAGCGGTTCTATCGCCTAATGACCCACGGACTCCATACCCTTATGATCCACGACCTGATATTCTGGGAAAGTATAACAAGAAGATTGCTCCTCTGCCTGCGGATAAAATCCGTGCAGTTGTTGAGCATCTGATTGTGCAGTATGGACACTTGTACCACCCGTACAAGCCGTCAGAGATGTTGAGCTTTGAGCAAGCCATTAATGGTGAGCCGAATGCTCCATACTTTGATTCCATCAACTTTCACACTTCACCAGGTCTTCCGTATTCACAGATGGGTTTTCACAAGAAGTCGAGTTTGTTTGCTGAGGATGGAGTGTATTCCAATGGAATGCCAAGGAAGGTTTGCACCAATGATTTGTGTGCTACCAGATATGGTGTGATAATGGATGCAGCGAAACAAGGTTACATGGTTGGAGATGTTGTGTTCCAAGAGTTCATGAAGGATGAGTTACTTAAGAGAGCGAAGATTTTTGAGAAGCCTGCGACCAGAGGGATTGCCAATCCGCCCATAGATTTACTTCTAGTTGAGCGAGCGGCATTCCTTCCGTTTATAGCATTACTACAGTATAACAGGCATGAGATTGATTGTCAGGTAGGTATAAATCCGATGTCAGGGAGTGAATGGACTGAGATGATCTGCAGATTAAAGGCAAACTCTGATCTAGTGTTTGATGCAGATTACACTGCGTTTGATTCCACTATACATCCTGTTCTTTTGGACGCTTTTGCGGACATTGCGAACGGTGTTATGGGTGGAGACTTTTATACGCAGTTGGCAAGGAAGACTTTGATTCGTTATGTGTATGATAGAGTTTCACAGGTTACTAATGTTCAGGTGAAGATTGACCAGGGTATGGCATCAGGGATGCCTATGACGGCGGTTGTAAACAGTGTGATTAATAGTATC